TTCTAATTGAAAGCCTTTAACTGAAAATGAGTCTGCACTATTTTGATCATCTATCTGTAATGCTACTGCAAATCCTGAGCCTTCTACTGATTGTCTTACTAATGGAACACCTGATGCATCATATAGTGAACTACCATATTTAGCTGTTCCATATAATCCAGCACCACCTACACTAGGTAATGCTATCTTTGATGGTTGTGGTGTATTTTGGTCATCATAATCATATCTAAGAGCTAGATTTGCATCAATAGATGTTCCCTCACCTTCATAGTTTAGATTAACTCTTTGCATATATTTTCTTAGACCTGGATCTCCCATCACCATATCTGGGGATCTATATACTGCTTGTATTGTAGCTGTAGTTGAACCTGTTGCAAAAGTATTACCTGTTTCCATTTTATATATAAAACCATCATAACCACCAAATACTTGTGTTTCAACATTACTAATAAAATCTGAATCTGTACAAGCTGGTTTGATTCCTACCATATCTGCATATTCAAATCCAATAGATCCTCTATTAGGATTACTTTTCAATACACCTATAATACCTTTTGATGATAATTGTCCTGTAGCATTTACTGGATAAAATAATCTATATTGTGATTTATTTCTAATAACTACAGAAGATATTCTATCTAACGTTACCTCATCAATTCTAGATTGTATCTGTCTAGATATAGATCCAAGTTCAACGTCACCAATTCTTGCCGTACCTGCAATAGTTCTTAAACCATCTGGTGCTAAAAATATAACGTCACCACCAATCTCTTGAATACTACCACCATCTCTACATCCAATATTTCTTGTAACTTCTTGTACAGCAAATGTACTAGATGATGTTCCAGTTAATTTATATATTCTATCTTCACAAAATATAATTAATTCATTTCTAAATACTTTTAATCCAACAACCGTAGAGTCAACTCTAAAAGATCCTGCACCACTTCCTGTTGTAAAATTATCTTCTTCAAAAGGCACACTAAATATAACTTCTTGTGAGTTAGTTGCACCAGCATAAAACATATGGTTTTGAAATGCTTTTACAAATTTAGGATTAGATGGAGCTGTTCCACCACCTGTTGCATTTACTACATCAACTGCAAAACTACTATTAATAATCTGTGCAGGTGAATGTCCTGTTGCAATAACTAATTTATCAGTACCATTAAAATTAAACTTTTCAAAATCATAAGCTCTAGTAGAAGTTCCAAGTCCTGTAGTTAAACTAGTAAAACTACCAGAAGTAGTGCCTCTATGTATATCACCACCTCTAGCAACTATTATTTGACCATTAAATATTATTGAACAATCTACTGTTAAACTAGAATTACTAGATCCCTCTGGAACAATTGTACTATTATATAATGCTGTTCCATTAACACGTCTATATCCACCTTTAATATCAGGCTCAAAGTTTTGTAAGATTAATGCTTCACCTGGTTGCATAGAGAACACATCTTTGTTCAATGTTAAACCACCAGCACAACTTACAACAAATGGGGATATAAGATCTGTCGTTGGCATTTAATTAACTTCTTTCTTGTTCTTTTGCTAATAATTGTTGAAATATTTCTAATTGTCTTACGGGATAATTTCCTGGAAAAACATCTTTTAAAGGTGTATCATTTTTTATTGCTTCTTTGTATTTAAGATAGTCTCTAAGATTAAATACATCAGCTTTACGCATATCTAATTTATCATCTGCACGTTTTTCACCATCCATATTATCAGTAACTCTCATGCCATTTTTTTCTGTTACTTTATCTGTATCTTTTTTAATAGCCATTATTTTCCCTCTTTAATTTCTTTTAAATAATTATTAATTTCTTGAACTGTAGCAGGTTCTTTTTTATCTCCTGCTGATATAAAAATTTTATCTTTAACTAATTCTTCAGCTTTTATAGGTTCATCAGTTGCATCTGCAATTTTTTGTTTTTTTCTTAAAGCTGCTTTTTGTGTTTTAGTTAGTTTAGCTACCATACTGTCTAATTTATCATTAGCACGTTTTTCACCGTTCATATTGTCAACAATACTCATTCCATTTTTTTCTTCTTCTTTTCTAATAGCCATTAGCTAACTCTGCCTCCTATGTTTGTTGCAATACTTTCACCAATTACATCAGTTCTCATGTAATCATTTTTAGTTGCGTAATCTACTTTTAATAATCTA